TCATGCCAGCAGCAAAGCCCGAGAATGTTCCTCCGACTTGAGTGGCAGTAGTCGCTTTGACCTGTTCGACGGTGGGGATCTTCCGGCTTGTCGGAGCGGACAGCGTCTTGGCTGTGTCGACCACGGCTTCAACGGCTTGCCCCAAAGGACCGAGGAAGGAAAGGAATCCTTTCCCTGGTGCGGTTTTGTCGATTTCTGCTTTCTGCGTTTCCAGTGATTGTCGGAGATCAGAAATCGATTTGTCAAATACACCAAGGGACTGAGCGTTGCGTCCCTCGCGATCGCTCTTGGTTTGATTGGCTTGGTCTCTAATGCCTTGCTGCATCTGCCCTGCTACTTGCAATCGGCCAGCATTGCCAGCCTGAAGCTCCTGGTCTCGCTTCTGATTGGCAGTGTCTAGCGATTTCTGACGCGCATCGGCTCGTTTGGCAGCATCTTTGTCCATCTGCATCGCTGCTTTTTCGTAGTCAACCGACCGGTCGATCAGCGAATAGATGTACAGCAATTTCTTGGCGATGAAGTTGACCGTTTCGTCGAACGCACCCTGCAACCAAGTGACTGCCGTTGCGAATCCTTTGGCCAGTTGGGTTGGAATCCCGGCCAGGGTGTTCACGACACCGACGCCCATTTCAATCGCACCAATGGAAACCATGGCGGACAGATCCGTCCAAGCATTCTGGAGCTTCGTGACCATCGAAAGCCACCCAGCGTAGATGTCCCGAGTGGCGACCCGGAATACCAATTGCAGGCCGGTCATGGCGACTTGGCCCGCGGCTTGCCATTGTCCGGACATCAAAGCGGTCTTGATCGCATCGAACACCGGCAGCACAATCGATTTGAGCTCGTTGAACTTGGCGACCAGGGAATTGACCATCTCACCCCCCACTCCGGAGAAGTACAGGAACGCTCCAGTGGCGGCGGTGACTCCGACGACCACCAAACCGATCGGGGAAACCATGGCGGTGATCAGTCCGACGATCATGCCGAATACTGTGGCAATCGCTCCACCGATCGCAGCTAGGCCGGTCATGGCTACCGAGGCGACGGCCGCAGCTCCACCGAGGGCGAAGAGGCCAGCTAGCAAGCCAGCTCCGACCGCAGTCCATTTGGCGATCGTCACGATCAGCTCTTGGTTCTCGCCGATGAACTTACTGACGTTCGAGACCACACTGATGATCTTTTCGCCGACTGCGGTAAGCAGCGGCGCCAGGGCCGAACCGATCCGGGTCTGTAGGCCACCGATCACGCCGAGCAGCCTGTCGAACACATCGCCGAGCTTAGCGGCGGCGGCAGCATCCTCGCCGGACATGGTTTGACCAAGATCTTGGGCATCCTGTTGGAGCTTGCGAATTTCCTCGGCCCCTCCGGAAAGCATGGGGACCAGGTCCGCACCAGCTTTGCCGAAGTACTCCATGGCGGCAGCACTTTTGAGGGCTGGATCCTGGATCAGTGACAGCTTGTCGGCGATCGCTAGGAATTGCTCGTCGGGCGACATTTTTGCAAGGTCATCGACACTCAAGCCCAGAGCGTTGAATTTGTCAGCGGCACCAGGCACCCCGGCCACCGCGTCGGCAATCCCGACTTGCATCTTGCGGACGGCTTTCTCGAGGGTTCCTACGTCGGTACCGGATAGTTTGGCCGCATAGCCGAGCGAGGAAACCGCTTCGGCACTCATGCCGGTTCTCTGGGCCATGTCGTCGACCGCACCGCCAGCGTCAGCGAAATTCTTGGCCAGTGCGACAAGGCCAGTCACAGCGACCGAACCAGCGATCGCAGCAGGGAGGCTGAGTACGCTCTTGGAAAAGCCGGACAAGGCACCCTGGGCCGATGCGAATCCTTTGCCGATTCCGGTGCCCATGGTTGTGGCGACGCCTTTGAGACGTGCCATTGCAGCTTGGACTTGGGCCATTCCTTTATCGAACGAGCCCTGTTTGGTCGCGATCTCGACGTAAGCTTGACCGGCCTTGATGTTGGATGCCATGGTACTACCTCACCGATGCGATCGAGTTCTTGAACAGCTCGGGGAAATTGGGGGCTTCGGCCTCAAGCGCAGGACGCATGAAAGGCCGCTTGGGGTACCGAGCTCGGCGACGGCGAGTCTCAAATCGATACCCAGGCCGCTCGTCATACCTTCGACGGCCGTCGACCCGTCGCCAGTTGGCAGGCTCGCCCTCTCCCTCGATCGAGGCGTATCGGTACTCGCGAATGATCGCAGTCTCGCCCCGTTCATGCAGACCAGCCACAGTGCTCGTGACAGATTCGATGGTGAAGTTGACTTGGTTCAGTTGCACTGGGCCGACGATCGTCGATTCGCTTTGGGGCTGATAGGCGAACAGGATCGTTTTGAGCGAGTGCGTGTTGGGCGAGTGAGCCGACGGTGGAGAGCCAGGTGCCGAAGCGGACTTTCGCCGACGCATCGACGACCGAGCTCGCTTGCGAACGAAAGCACCAGCCTTGGACAAGACTTTGCGTTTCGCTTTTTTCAGCGAGGCAATCACTTTGGGGCGGTCGAAGAAAGCTTCTCGGACTTTGAAGGTCACATTCATGGCGTGAATTTCTCCGCAGCGACAAACGGATCCTCGTAATAAACCCGAGTCAGTTCGACGCCGGCAGAATTGTGGACAGCCACCGAGTACCGGTACTCTCCTGGGACCAGTCCGCCCGAGGTCGCCTTTGGCATTTCGCAAGTGAGCGACCATTTCCCCGATCCGATGTCCGCAGCGGTGCCGGTGACAGCGAATGGGTTGGTCCCGTTGGTTCCACCGAAGTGGACCGTGACAGCACCGACCGACATGCCAGGGATCGCGGAGATCGTCCAGACGAATGCGGTACCATGGGCGGTCAGGTAATCATCGCCGATGACGATCTGATCGATTGTGCCTTTAGCGGTCACCGGGCCAGCATACGAGACCTTGCCTGCGGTGATCGTGTTGGTTTTGGCCGCGATCACATTTTCAAGCGACAGGTAGCGAGAGTGCTCGACGGGGATCACTTGGACGCCAGATGTTGCGGACTCGGGGAAGAAGTCTGCGGTAATGCCGTTGGTCTCGCCTGCTGTCACATCAAAAAGGTAGTATCCATCCTCCATCTCGGTCGGATTGGTATCGGCGAGCGCAGCACGAGCACCGCCGTCGAGAGAGACTCGGCAAGTGATCTGCGCAGCACCGCCAGTCACCGGAGCATTGGTTGTCCGGTTGAAGGCGAAGACCTTGAGTGTTCCGGCAGTGGCTCTGTACATGATTAGGTGAGGGTCAGGAGTCCATTGACTTGGTCGAGGTCGATCGTGAATGTTTCGCCGTCAAGCAGGGTGACCGAGTCTCCACGGTCGTACCATCCGATCAGCGGCTTGGCCGGACTCGTCTGCGTGTCGTCGTAGATCGCCACGTACCGAAACGGTCCGACAGATCCTCCCGAAGCGGTGATCACCAGGTCGGCCACAGTGAGCTTGTACACTCCACCGGTCTGAGTGCTGCTGCTGGTCGTCAGGTTGCGAGTGCTGGCGTTGGTGTAACTGATCTGCGTTAGATCAGCCAAAACCGCATTGGTAGCTACAGGAGCGACGTTGGTCAGTGCGACGGCGAGTTGATCTGTGGCAAGGTTGATCTTGCCTTCGGCAACGTTTTTGGCGAACGATTGGAACTTGTTGAAGGTGGCCATTTACTGAGGTCCTCGCATCATGAACAGGTAGTAGTAGGGGGCGACTCCAGACGCAGAGCCGGTGAGATTTGCATCGGAGACGACAAGGATGTACTGGGCACCGTCGGCGGAGATCTTGCGATCGGCCAGCAGCGACGCGGCAAAGTTGTCGAGTTGTAGTGAAATCGATCCAGCATTGAGCTTGAGGGATCGAAGCAGCTCGGCATTGTTGCCAGCCAGGAAATACACTGCTTGGTCCGCCGTCAGCTTTCGATTCGCGATCAGTCCAGCATTAGTGCCCGTCAGAGCGTAAGCCGCAGCTCCGCCGTCGAGCAGTCTCGCGCAGATCGTCGCAGCATCGTTGCCGGTCGCCGTGTAGGAGGCCGGATCGACCGAGAGCAGGCGGCTTGCAGTCGTGTTGGCCGCGTTGCCGGAGAGGATGTATTGAGCTTGATCGGCAGCAAGCACTCGACTTGCGAACAAGCCTGCTTCTTGACCCGTCAGACTGTAGTTGCCTGTCTCGCAAGCAAGCACCAAAGCGGCGATGACCGCAGCGACACTGCGTCGTCTCGGTGGTTGCATGAGCATGCCACCGCCCCGGCCTTGCTCGTAGATGAACCGAACGTCGTTGGCGGTTAAGCCGGTGTTGAAAATAATTATGTCGTCGAGTTGCACCGGAGAATGAGACCCAAACGAGCCGAACCGGCCAAGATTTAACTCTCGCGAACTTAACGGGCTCAAGCCGTTCGCCCATGCCTGAGAGCCTACTAAAATTCCATTGACATAAAAAAATGCAACTCCATTTCCATAGCCCATGAGCAAGTGATTCCATGAGCCTCGAATATCGACTCCAGAGTTGATCGTCACGAAGGTTCCGATTAAGGCTAAATTAGCCTGCGCGTTTGTCGGGTTTCGGAAATCGATTCCGTTTGATCCGGAGCTAGCGATTGGTATCGACGCTATGTAATTAGTGCTCGCATTGCCAGTAACTCCTCTAGCCCACACGGAAAACGAAAGACTCCCGGAGAGGAGCGGAGTCGTGGCGACAACAAAATCATTTGACCCGTCGCAATCCACCGCTAATTTGTCAGGACTCGCAACATACGCATCATTGCCGTTGTTCGAAAAGTTAATCAGCGTGCCATGATTCCGGCCCATCGTGTCCGGCAATTGCAATCCGGTGTTGCCAGAAAACGAAGGACACCAACGACCGACCATTCGGTTAGCGAGACTTTCCCATTCCGGCCCGTAGTACGCCAGCATCAGGTGATCGTTTCTCCTTTGTCGACGACGGCCAGAAGCTGCACGACGTAAGGAATCGACGACTCATTGACGAAGCTAAATTCGTAGATGTCACCCCCAGGAATCCACACTTGACGCACATCAGCGAGGTTGGTTACCGAGTGGCCAGTAAGATTTAGAACGCGGTGGGTTCTCTGGGTTCTCCAGGCGGTCGTTGCACCAAAGGCGATCCTGTTCCATTGAGCTAGTGATGCATCGGAATTGAAAATACATACCGTGTCACCGACAGAAAAAGATGTCGTCGCAGAGAGAGAGATAACACGATCGGATGTCGACAGATTGGCGCTGAGCGATCCAAGCTGCGCTGCAGTCGTTGGGCCTTGTCCAACCATGTCGAACATAGAGACAGGAATGATGTCCGTGTTGTTGTCCGTGGGAGCAATGTGGAAGTACCCTGCTCGCACTGGAGTACCCGTGCTCGCGCGACCCATAAACCCGCGAATCCAAGCCCCTGGAGCTTCTCGCAAATCGAGAGTCTGCGACGCTGCCTGGACATTTCCCGTCGCAACAATTCGGGACGAAATGAGCGTGATAAAGTCGGGCGTGGTTTTCGTGACCAGGGATGGCATTACTTAGATTTCCTCGCTAGCTAGAAGCTCGATGTCTCGGCCTGTGATTGTGTCGGGCTGCTGGCCAGCGGCTAGCAGCGGAGCAGCTTGCTGAGGTGTGAGTCCCAGTCCATGCGGTTGCGGTACTGTCAAAGCAGCACGGATGCTCGGGTCGCCAAAGTCTGGCCGGGCATCCTCGGCGGCTTCGCGCGTCATAAACGAGACCATGAGCCCGATGATCGGATTGACGTAAGCGACCGTTTGCAGCGCGGCAATGACTTCTCCGCCCATCGGCAGGTTGTCGCGATAGACAGCGATGATGCCCATAAAGGACAACGGCAGCGATCGCGGGACTCGCGGCGCGATCTCGCAGCACCGAATTGCGCAGTCTCCGTACCGGCCCTCGGCCAGAGCTGCGGCAGCTTGCTGGTCGGCGGCAATCAATTGGCGAAGGGTCGGTTGGTCAATTTGCATCGGTTTTTGGTAGCGTCACATAGTGGACCGGGAGCCCGTCTCGCAAATTGTGCAGCCCGGCGCGGCTGATGCTCGGCGGTGGGCTGTCGGTGCGGTACGGGTGAAAATCAGTGCGTCTGTAGGGGCGAGCTCGCTTCGGGCTGTGGATGTTTGCTAGCAGGGTCATCAGGTCACTGGTGCGATCCCAGCGGTCTTTGTTGATCTCGTCGGACATCCACATCAGCTCTCGCAGTGTGTAGGGCCCTGGCTCGATCCCGATTCTTGCTGCTAGTCGGAGGATGGTTGGCCAGTACTCGGCGCGCTCTTCTGCATCGCTTTTTCGATCATCTGATCCAGACTCGTCAGTTGCTCCTGGATCCCCATCTCCAGCAGCCCCTTGTCCATCGCGTTGGTGATCCGTAGGGCCGTCTGATTCTGGAGTGCCTTTCCTGCCTCGAGGATTCGCCGAGCGGTGGCCCGGCGATTGGACTCCGGGAGGAATTCCACCAGTGCCTCCTCGAATGCGGTGACAGCCTGGCCGAGAGCATCACCAGCGAGTGAACGTCCGAAGGACTCCGGAGTGACTCCGTGCTTTTCTGCGACGGGTCGGCAGATCTCATAGATCACATCGATCGTCAGGACGATGTCGGAAGTGAGCCGTTCGATCGTTTCGGTAGAGGCCAGGGCGGTGGCAAGGTCGATCGAGTATGCGGAGCGGACACGCCGGATTGCGTCGATGTCGATGCGAAGATTCCAGGTCCTGGCTTCGCAATCCATAAACTGTGGCATGGTCGAGTTGCCTTTGTTGGGATTGAGTTGAGGTTTTATCGGACAAAACGGATCGCTCGGATGGTGCTCCGGACAATCGTGAATTGGGTGACGTTGTAATCGTCGTGCTTAAATCGCTTGGCTGGATCCGAGTAGACCCAGGAAGCGACCACGATGTGATGTTTATCCTGGGAAATCACACGGCCGTAGACAGTGAATTCCAAGGGCCCTTGCGACGATTCCCCATGGTCGAGGAAATCGATCGCGACTTCGTTGCCTCTGCGGACTTTCGGAAGTGGCATGGCCGACTCCGCTATGGTGGAAACGATCGGTGATTCAAACGGACTAAGCCGACGGTGCGACAATCAACCAGGCTGGATCGATTAGCGCGGCTGGCGAACCGATCTTGATTCGGGACAGTGCGACAACAATGTTGACCACCATGCCGTCTTCGAGGGGCTGGTCGATTGGGAATTCCATGATCTCCCCAGGCATGGTCAGTCCTTGCGCACCAGACGGACCAGGGGTCGCGATGGTGTTGTCCAATACGGCCCAGTGCCAAATCGTGTTGTTCAAAAACGCTTGACGCATCGCGGTGAAAACTGCGTCGTCTGGGTCGCCGTTGTATTGGTAACCAAAACTGATTTCGGCGGTTTTGAGTCCGGAGATCTGGGCTTTCCACTGGCTCGCTCGACTGGAAATGTCGATGCGGGTCTTGTTAAGCGTGACATTGAGGTCTTTGACTTCGGTCACAAGCGTCGGAGCCGTGGCATTGAAGACAGCCGCTGGAGTGACCTGGTAGTACAGCTTGCACTCGATGCCTGCGCGTGGTCCCTTGTTCGGCATGATTCTCTCTTTCGGTTAGGATCGGTTCTTGAAGTACGCGGTGATCACGCTGCGAAAAGCACCGTGTTGCTCCAGTGCCTGGACGTCGTACAGGCTGACTTCGGACCTCGACCACACTCCCCCGTCGATCGTGGCCGTGGCCAGTGCTTCGTCGAGCTCGTGAGTCAGGTCCAACAGTTGTGCGAATCGCTCGGAGTCTTTGGCCGCTGTCTGGATGACGGCAACTTGGACTCCGAACTCAAACTCCCGGGATGAACGGGAAATCTTGGTCGATGTGTTTTGCCTCGGTGCGACGACGATCCGGAGATCTTTTAGGTCTGCGACTTCGAACCGTGGCAAGTAATCGACTTTGAACGTATCGCCATCGATCGCGGAATTGGTTTCCGGATCGACGACTGCGGCGGCTGCGAGTGCTTCGACAACGTCTGCGAGTAGTTGACGAATCGGGCTCATTGCTGCTTCGTGTGGATCCGCATTAGGTTTTCGCCAGGGTCGGCAAATCGCCAGACTGGCTGGCCAGTCATCGAGCGAACGATGTAGGTCTTGCCAGCGTCGGTGATTCGGTCCCCGTCTTCTGGGTCGTCATCGAACGGCCATTCGGTCTTGGCTATCAAGTAGTCTCGACTGACGGTCCGATGGATGAGCCCTTCGGTGTCTGAGGCTTCGAAGGGAGTCGATCCCCGCGTGGCCTTGATTGGTTTCTGGATCTTGCGTTTGATGTACAGGACATCCACCGCAGTGTGTTTGGTCATCGATTGAGCAAGGTGAGCGGTCCCAGTCTCAAGCATCCCCATGGGCTATCTATTCCTTTGGGGCCTTGGGTGGCTTGGGTGGAACCAACACGAACACTTTGACCGATTTCTGGGCGGCTGCGTCTTTGAGTTTCTGAACTGCCTCTTTGCCCATTGCCTTGAGGAATTCCTTGGCCCACTTCACGCTTGCCTTCCCAGGTTTCAAAGCGAGAGTGAACCCGCTTCGAGTGATTTTCGTTTTGCCGGACTTGCGAAGCTCGGCTTCGAGTTGTTCCTCGATCTGGCCTTGCCGATCTTTGATGGTTGTGAGTTCTCGCTGCATGGCGGATCGCCTTGCTTCGAGATCGGACCATTCTTTGAGATCGGCTTCTTTGATGGCCATGGTGGTTGGTTAGACTGCGGCTCGGTTCAGGTCGACATCAACCGTCAATGCTCCGTCCGCACCAGCGGCAGCGGTGCGACC